GACCCGCGACGAAGTCCTGCAAGGGCATCGCTGGAACTTCGCCATGCGCCGCTCCGCGTTGAACCAACTGGCCACCGCCCCGCAGAGCGAATGGGAGAGCGCCTACCAGTTGCCGGTTGATTGCCTGCGCGTCGTCCAACTCAACGGCTACGAACCCAACGAACGGCTGGGGGAGTTCAGCGTCGAAGGCGACCAGCTTCTGACCAACGCGGAGGAGGCCAACATCCGGTATGTCGCCCGCGTGGAGGACGGATCGTTTTACCACCCCCTTTTTGTCCATGCGCTCGCCACCATGCTGGCCTCGCGCTTGGCAGGCCCGCTGACCGGAAGCCGGAACATGCCGCAGGAGTTGCTGCAAGAATACGAAGCCATCACCGGCCCCAAGGCCCGCATGGCCGACGCCTTTGAGGAGCGTCTGCGCCGCAAGATGCCGTGGACGAACAGCGACCTTGTCGCGGCCCGCTACACCAAGTTTCCCAGCAGCCAATAGGTCATGGCCAATCTTCTCGTCACCGCCCTCAATGCAGGCGAGTTGAGTCCTTACATGGACGCCCGCACGGACGTCGAAAAATACCGCAGCGGATGCCGCACGCTGGAAAACATGGTCGTCCTGCCCTACGGGGGCGTCTACCGCCGCGCTGGCACCGAGTATCTGGGCGAGGCCAAGAACGCCAGCCAGCGGTGCCGCTTGATTGGGTTCAACTTTTCCGTGACCACGACGTTTGTCTTGGAGTTGGGCCACCAATACATCCGCTTCTGGACGGGCGGCGCTCCGGTTTTGAGCGGAGGCAATCCCTACGAGATCAGCAGCCCGTATCAAGAGAGCGAACTGCGCGAACTGCAATACGCACAAGTCAACGATGTCATGTACATCGTCCACCCCAACCACGCACCGCGCAAACTTTCCCGTATCGCCAACAACAACTGGACGCTTTCCGCGATCAGCTTCAAGTTCCCGCCAGTTCTCGACCAGAACACCGGCACCGCCACCATCGCCTCCAGCGCGGCCAACGGCACCGTCACGCTGACGGCCAGCGCCTCGACTTTCCAGAGCGGCCATGTCGGAAGCCAGTGGGCTATCCAGTGGCCGCGCAACAGCAGCAGCTTGGAGCGGGCCATCAACGCCAGCGGCACCACCAGCGGCACGCTGGACATCCAAGGCACTTGGACGCTGACCACCGTCGGCATCTGGAAAGGCACCGTGCGCCTCCTGCGCGTTCCGACCAAGGAAATGGACGAGGACGGCGGCAGCGGCTTCACCGCCTACGAGGTGGTGCGCGAGTTCAAGTGCGGCGACGAGCCGCGCAACTTTGTTGCCACCGGCACCGAGGACGAGCGCGTCGGACTCAAGCTGGAAGTGGCCGATGTGTCGCTCAACAACACCGCCTCGACCATTACCCGCACCGAGTTCACTTGCAGCGTGACTTCGACCGGCCACGGCTACCAGACCGGCGATCAGATTCAGATTCCGCTGGCGCAGGCCGAGGCACCCATTGGCTCGCCCAACCCGCGCTCGATCACAGTCATCGACGCCAACACCTACACCTACACTTCGGAAAACCCGCAGCCGACCGCATGGGCGACCGGAGTAACTTATCCCGAAGGCGTCTATGTGACCAACGCCGGAACAGTCTACTACTGTAAGGTGACCCATGTGGCCGCAACTTTTGCCACCGACCTCGCGGCCAACAAGTGGGTCGCGCAAAACCCGATCACAACCAAGAGCAACGTGACGGTGACCAACTTGACCAAGAACCAAGCCCGCGTCTTTCTGGAATCCACCGACTTCAACTCCGGCGGCGTGGTCACAATAAACAGCGTGGCCAGCGGCACCAGCGCCGGAGCCACCGTCAACAAGTGGCTGGGCAAGACCAGCACCGGCACCACCCAGTGGAGCGAGGCGGCATTCTCCGCGGTGCGCGGCTACCCGCGGGCCGTCTGCCTGCACGAGCAGCGCCTGTGCTTTGGCGGAACCGCCCACCAGCCGACCACCGTCTGGTGCAGCAAGGTGGACGACTTTGAAAACTTTCAGACCGGCAGCAGCGCCGACAGCGGCATCGCGCTGACCCTTGCCGCCGACGAGGCCAACCGCATCAACTGGCTTTTCAGCCAGAGCAAGCTGATGGTTGGCACCAGCGGCGACGAGTGGGTCTTGGGTAGTGCGCTGGACTCCGAGGCGTTTTCCGCGACCAACCTCATTGCCCGCCGCCAGAGCGGCTACGGATCGAAATACATCCGCGCCGTTCTGCTCAACGACGTCCTGCTCTTTGTCCAGAGGCGCGGGCGCAAGCTGCGCGAACTGACCTACAACTTTGAGCGCGACGGATGGGTTGCGCCGGATTTGACCGTCCTTTCCGAACACATCACCGAAAGCGAAATTGTCGAACTCTCCTTTCAGCAGCAACCGGACGCCACCTTTTGGGCGGTGCGGGGCGACGGCAAGCTGATCGGCATGAGCTACGAGCGCGACCAGAACGTCGTCGCGTGGCACCGCCACTCGACCGAGGGCGACATTGAATCAGTTGCCACGATCTATGGGGCCAGCGGGGCCGACGACGAGGTGTGGCTGACGGTGCGCCGCACCATCGGGGGCCAGACCAAACGCTACATCGAGCGCCTGCGACCCGACGCCCGCGCCATTTTTGACGCCCAGACCAAGACCGACTGGTGGTATCTGGACTGTGCCAAACGCTACTCCGGCACCGCCACCACCACCATCACCGGACTCGCGCACCTTGAGGGCAAAACCGTGGGCGTCTTGGCCGACGGGGCTGTCCAACCCGACGCGGTCGTCGCCAGCGGACAGATCACCTTGGCCAAGCCTGCCACCAAGGTGCTGGTGGGCCTGCCCTACACCTCGACCATCTTGCCAATGAAGTTCGACTTTGATCTGCGCGACGGCCCGACCCGCGGACGCAAGAAGCGCATCAACCGCGTGGAGGTCAGCCTCTTCAAGTCCTTGGGCGGCGAGGCCAGCACCGACGGACAGGAGTGGCTCTGGATCTACCCGCGGGACTTCGATGACCCGATGGACGCCAGCCCGCCGCCCTTCTCCGGCGATGCCGAGGTCGTCGTCGCGGGCGACTACTCCGACGACAGCGACCTCTACCTCCGTCAGCGCCTACCTTACCCCATGACCGTCCGCGCCCTTGTCGTAAAGCTCGACGCCTTCGGGGATTGACATTAGCTTGATTTGACTAAACCCATGAGCCAGCCCGTTCTTCAACTTCGCATGTTCGACCGCGACCAAGACCACGCCATGATGGTCGAGTGGTGTGACGCACACGGCGCGACAGCCTCTCCGGCGGCGTTTCTGCCACGCTTGGGCGTCATCGTGCAGATGGACGGCGTGGACAGTGCGGCGCTTTTCCTTTTCATGGACAACTCCTGTCCGGTTGCTTCCATCGACTGCGCGGCAACGCGCCCGAAACTTTCGACCAAGGACGCCATCGCCTGCTTTGAGTTTGCCATTGGCTTTCTCAAGAGCGAGGCGCGTCATAACGGCTACGCCATCATCATGGCCCACGCCCCCAAGGCGCAGGCGCGGATCTTGAGCCGCCTTGGCTTTAACACCAACGAGGAGGGTCTGGTGCGGATGTTTATCCCCACCGACGAAAACTAATGCCTTGGGTTCCTGTCGCACTGATTGCCACCGCCGCCGTTGCCTCACTGGCCTCCGCGGGCGTTTCCTATTACGGCCAGCAACAGCAAGCCGCCGCTTCCGAGCGGATGGCCAACTACAACTTTGCCGTCCAAAAGCAGCAGATGGAAATGCAGGCCACGATGGCCCGCATGCAGGCCGAGCAGCAGGAGCAGGCCGGATTGCAAAACGCTTCCATCATGGAAAACGAAGCGGCCCGCGTGGAACTGGAGGCCCGCGAACGCGCCAAGCGCATGCGAACCGAAAACGAGCGCATGCTGGGGGCGCAACGCGCCGCCTTCGGCAAAGCCGGTGTGACCAGCGAGGGATCGCCGCTCACCATCATGGCCGAAAGCGCCGGACTGATGGAACTGGCCGTCAGCGATGAACTCTACAAGTCGAACATGGAGCGCCAAGGATTCCTGCGTAAGGCCGAGGTCGAACGCTGGCAGACCGGCTACTCACTGATCGACAAAGCGACCGCCGACTACAACTACGCCACCTCGCGCTTCCGCGCCATGCCGATCCTTTTGCAGGGACAAAACGAAGCGCAAGCCCTGCGCGTCAACAGCTACGGCTCGCTCATCTCCGGCGTGGGCCAAGCGGCAAGCATTGGTAGCAACTTCAATTTCCGCGGAACCAAAGGAGGCACCGCAGCCTAATGGCCAACATTCCCATCACGCAAATTCCCAACGCTCCGCAGACCGGCCCCAGTTCCGCGCCGCTGCCCTTGGGTGCCATCCGCACGCCGGATGTCGAGTTGATGCCGGTCATTGAAAGCGAGAGCTACATGGCCATTGGACGGGCCTACTCCA